CTCGATTTCCTCTGGCAGGCGGAAGAGCACAGCCTGATGCGGCCGGCGAACCTGATCGCCGAGGACGAAGCCGACGCGAAGGCGCTCACCGAGAAGCTGGGGGCCGAGGGCGACCTCGAAGAGGCCCGCGAGGAAGTGAACTCGGACCGGACCAAGTCGCTCACCGAGCGGCTGCGCGCCAACCGGACGCGTCGCGGCAGCGTGCTCGATCCGCTGGAGCTTGCCGTCTCCCTCAACGAAGCCGCCCTGGCCGACTACGTCCCGATCATGAAATGGCAGGCGGAAGCGCCCACGGGCAAGCAGCTCGATGTGCTGGCCAACTTCGGCCTCGATCCCATGGGAGTCCTGACCAAGGGCCATGCCTCGCTGATCCTCGACCGCCTGATCACCCGACGAAAGCTCGGGTTGGCGACGCCGAAGCAGGCCCGCGTGATGCGCCGCTTCGGCCACCAGCGTCCGGAAACCGCCACCTTCGAGGAAGCCAAGGCATTCCTCGACGCCCAATTCGCCCACCGCTGATCCCATGGCAAAATACCGATCCACCGGGCTCGCCATGGCCTTGCCGCGCCGCACGCTGGAATACCTCCAGCGCGGCGCGGGCGAGGGGATGCGCAACGCCGAACTCTTCGACGCGACCTGCCAGTTCCGCGACGCCGGCCACCCGCTGGAGGACACGGAAGCCCAACTGCTCGCCCGCGCGCTGGCCGACGGGCTGACCGAGGCCGAGGCGCGGACGACCATCCGCTCGGTCTATGCCCGGACGTCCAGGGAACCACTCGGCGCCGGCGTGGCGCCGGTGCCGAAAGTCCCGTCGCCACCGGCTCGGCGGTTGGCACCGGCACCAACACCGGTTCACCGCGAGCGTTCGACGATGGCGCTGCCGGTCACTCTGGACGACGGTTTCGTCCGCCTGCTCGACGCGTGTTTCCAGCCAGATGAATTCGTCGCCATCGCTCCGGCGGCGGAGAACGAGGAGGGCGAGATCGCGCCGCGCCGTGGCGTCACACTCACCGCCGCCGAGTGGAAATCGAAGGTGGCGGCCAAGGGCGGGATCGACCGAGTGTTCGGCACCAAGCTCGGGCTGTTCCTGCGGATCAACCCGATGGCCAAGGGTGGCGCGAAGAACGAGGATGTCACCGCGTTCCGCCATGTCCTGGTCGAGTTCGACCGCGACGAAGCCGGCAAGCCGATTCCGAAGGAAGAGCAGTATCATGCGGTCGTTGCCAGCGGCATGCCGGTCGCGGCCTTGCTCGATTCGGGCAACAAGAGCCTGCACGCGTGGATCCGGGTCGATGCTCCGGACGAGGCGGAATACAAGCGTCGCGTCGAGGTCATCTGGGGCTGGTTTTCCGGCATCAACCTGGACAAGCAGAACCGGAACCCGTCGCGCCTGTCGCGCTGCCCGGACGGCTGGCGCACCGTTGATGGCGAGGCTCGCCGCCAGTGTTTGCTCGCTCTGGAACTCGGCGCGGAATCGTGGACGGCGTGGGAGGCGGCGCACTCGAACTCGGATCTGCCGCCGATCCTGCCCGGCCAGGCGTTCATGGGCCAGCCGGAGCCGGAGCCGCCGCAGCTCGTCGAGGGCATCCTCCATCAGGGTGCCAAGATGGTCCTCGGCGGCCCGTCGAAGGCTCGCAAGAGCTGGTCGCTGATCGACCTGATGCTCTCGGTGGCCACCGGCACGCCCTGGTGGGGATTCCCGACACGCCGTGGCCGCGCCCTCTATCTGAACTTCGAGCTGCCTCCCTTCGCGCTCCAATACCGGATTCACCGGATCGCGGCGGCGAAGGAGATCGGCGACTTCACCGGCTTCGACATCTGGAACCTGCGCGGCCACGCGACCGACTTCTCGGCCCTCATCCCGAAGATCCTCGGGCGCATCCGCGACACCGGGTATTCGCTGATCCTGATCGATCCGATCTACAAGGGGCTCGGTGCGCGGAACGAGAACGACGCCGGCGACATCGCGAGCCTGCTCAACGAGGTCGAGCAACTGGCGGCGAAGTCCGGCGCCGCGGCCGTGTTTGGGGCCCACTTCTCGAAGGGGAACCAGGCGGGCAAGGAGTCCATCGACCGCATCGGTGGCTCGGGCGTCTTTGCCCGGGATCCCGACGTGATCCTGACGATGACCCCGCACGAGGAGGACGACGCCCACGTCATCGACCTCACGCTGCGCGCCCTGCCGCCCGTGAAGCCGTTCGTGGTCCGCTGGTGCGAGTCGATCTTCATCACCGACCGGAATGCCGATCCTGCCCAGCTCAAGGCTCCCCAGGGCAATCCCAAGAGCGACAAGGCGAAGGCGACCTACAAGCTGGGCAGCGCGGCCGACCGCTACGCCAGTGCCGTCGAGACGATGCCGCCGCTCGCCAACGGGCGCGTCCCCCAGGAGTCCGAGGTGCTCGCGTTCATCTCTGCCCGGATCGCCGAGATCGACGGCGATTGCACGCTCAAGGAGGCCCAGCGCGTCTTCTACTGCCTTGCCAACATGAAGTCGGGGCCGCTGGTCTTCGACAAGGCAACCCGCCTGTGGAGGGGGCGTCGCCATGGAGTTTGAACCCGCCATTTCAGCCGGGTTTGAATCCCGGGTTCAAATGGGTTTGAACCCTTTTGAACCCTCGGATTCTAACAGAAACCAGATTCCCTATGTAAGGAGCCTTACTGGGAACCTGACCGTTATACGTAGTATAACAGCGCGAACTGGTGAACCAGGATTCGCGCGCGCTGTGACGCTTAGAAAAGCGACAGCGATCATCAGGCTACCGTTGACGCCGGAAAGGAGGTGCAAATGAACCCTCCAAAAAGATCCGGGAAAAAAGTCCGGACCCCTCGTGCATCGAAGCACATCCACCTTTGGCCCGAGTTGGAGCTCATGCCGCCTCTCGATCATTGGCCGGATCGACCTGGACCTTATCGCCCCGAAACCAGCGAGGTCCTCCGGTTCCTCGTCGAGGGATTCGGCATGACCCTGGACGAAGCCGAAAAGGTGTTCGGGTCCGCGAGGAAGCGCGGCTCGATCCGGTTCAACCGCGACACAGGGCTGTGGCATGGGCGGAAAGGGGGACAGCCATGAGCTCCGACGAATACGCGAAGAAGCAGAGCCGGCGGGATGGCGAGTACGAGCGCGAATACGAGGCCTGGGTGAAGTCGATGTCCCTCGATGAACGTCGGGAGGCGGAGAAGCTCGGCCTGCTCAAACCGTGCCTGCAACGCCATGGCAACGGCGCGGCCGACCACGACATGGCCGATACCCCTGCGGCCAGCCACACGCCGGACATCGCGGCCCTGGTCGAACCTGACGAAGATCCACCGGAGACCCAGTCGATGGGCAGCGCCACCGAGATCCTGCGGCGCCTGGTGGCCGACATCGTCTTCGAGGAGAACACCCGGCTGGTCATCGATTGCCTGACCATCGCCCTGGGCCTGCGGGTCTATGCCGGCGACAGCATGACCATGATCGCCAAGCGCCACGGCATCACCCGGGCCGCCGTCTCGAAGCGCTGCGTTGACATCACCGAAAGGCTGAAGCTGCCCCCATCCCGGGCGATGCGCAGCGAGACGGCCCGCAGGATCTACCGCAACTCACAGCTCAAGCGATACCGCTCCGAAAAATCATGAACACCCTCGCCATCCACGACCCCAAGTTTTCGATCACGCCCACAGGAATCCAGTTCAGCGAGGAACTGAGCTTCGATGAATGGGACAGGCTCGGACAGCAGCTCGCTCCCGTCGGCAAATCCATCGGTTTCATCATCGGCGACTGGATCAACTACGGCGAAAATCGCTATGGCGAAAAATACCAGGAAGCGCTCGACCGGACGGGGCTCGCGGCCCAAACGCTGCGCAACTATGCTTGGGTTGCCCGCCGTGTTGAAATGTCTGTCCGGACAGACAATCTTGATTTCACTCACCACCAGGTAGTGGCCAAGCTCAAGCCCGACGAGCAACAGCACTGGCTCGACATGGCCGAGAAGCACCAGCTCGGCAAACGTCGGCTCCAGAAGTCCATCAACTTCGGCCGCCTCGCCACCGAAGAGGAGGTCCAGGGAGATCCCGCCGACAAGGGTGTCGTCACCCACCTCGCGCTGATCAACCGGCTAATGCGTTGGTGGAAGCAAACCACGGTCGATGATCCGGTCGATCGATGGGACGAGGAACAGCGGGAGAACGTGAAGAGGGATTTCGGACGCCTCTTGGAAATCTACGACGCGCTCTAACCAAACGCAGGGAGGGCGGTCCCAGGCGAGATTCATATCCTCGACCTCCGCGGGTTCAATTCCCGCCCCTGCAACCACTTCTCGACGACCCGGCGGGGTTCAAACCGCCACGGAGGAATTGAACCCGGGAAGGAATCTATTGAAAGCCAACGACTAAGGCAGGGACCTCCCCACCCGTGTCCATTTCCCGTGCAATGCGCCATCGCGACTTCCCACATAACGGGCGGTCCGGACGTTGACTCCGGGCACCAGGGAAATGGCTGCATCCCGCCTGGAATCAAGGTTTCTGCTGCTCTGGCGAGTGGCGCAAGGTCCGCCGCTGGAGCGGGAAGTGAAGTTCCACGTTTCCCGTCGCTGGCGGGCCGACTTCGCGCATTTGGCAAGCCGGACCCTGATCGAGATCGAGGGCGGAATCTTCCTCCCCGGCGGTGGCCGGCACAGCCGCGGGGCGGGCTACGCCAAGGACGCCGAGAAGTATCTCGAAGCCGTGCTGGCCGGCTGGACGGTCATCCGTCTGACCGAGCGTCAGCTCGAAATCGACTTCATCGGGCGGATCGTGGCCTGGATCAATACTCTTCCGGGAGCAGGATGCAGGTCGAACTCCGATCCGCCTCGGTGATGATGTAGATCCGGCGGCCACCGCCGAGCTTGTAGTGGCTCAGGATGCGGAGCCCGAGCTTGAGCGCCTCCTCGTTCGCCTGCTTGTCCTCGTCGCAAAGGTCGCCCCAATCGCCGCAGTGGTGGCGGCGCATGTAGGACGCCAGGTCGATCCCGAGCGCCATCGCGGCCGGCGTGGCGACGGTGGTCCCCAGCGGGAACCGCGGTTCCATGAGTCGGTAGGCCATGGTCGTTCAGTCGCTGGAGTTTCCCCATGCCGGGTGGCGCTCGCCGGTCGCGATCAGGCCGGAGGCAAGCATGTCTTCGACCAGCGCCTTGGGCGGCCATGCACGATGCGGTTTGGCGGTCTGCATCTTCGACGCGCGGGCGGTCGCCCGGCAGTAGGATGGCAGGTCGGCTTCCGGGTTGAAGCTGTCCTGGCGGAGCTTGGTCATCAGCTCGGTGGCATCGGCGGCGGAGAAGGTCGCGCCGTCGATGGTGTGGTATGCTGTGTTCATGGTTTCGTGTGGCATGGTGGAAATCAGGCGGCGAGTTTCTTGGCCCGCTCGGTGTAGAATTTGACGAGGCCCTTGGCGTCGATGGCTTGGAAGAACCACTTCATGCGCGGCATCCCGACCCCGTTGTCCTCGGGGCGGTTGCGGACCGTGGCGGCGGATTCCGCGGTGTCGAACAGGCGGGCCATCAGGCGCACCCAGTTGGTGATCTTCTCGGGATCGGAGGTTCCCGAGTGGTGGCGGACTTCCAGCGTCTGGTGGCGGAAGTAGGAGTGGATGTTCAGCTTGCGGTAGCGGCAGGGATAGAGCTGCTTCATCTGCTCGATGCTCTGGCAGGCGTCGATGCCGCGGAATCTCCGTGAGCACTGGTTCTTGTGATCCTCGCTGCCCGCGATGCTGTCTTCGAGGTTGGTGCGGCAGTAGGTGTTGGCGTTCCCCCGGCGCGACTGCGGCTGGAAGGTATCGAGGACATCCTCGAATTTCAGCCAGAGCTTGAAGAGGTTCTTCACCGCCTTGAGCGACATCGTGCGGGCGTCGAAATGGACATGGAGTCCGCAGCGCCGGTCGACCTGGGCTCCGGCGGCTTCCAGCGCGGCGGCGGCGATGCGGACTTCCTCAAGACCGGCCTCGCCTTCGAGAACCGGGGAGACGAGTTCATAACCGCAGGACCCGTCGGTGACGATTTTCCAGTGAGGCGTCGTGCCGTGGGAGTATCCCTCGAACTCGACCCGGATGCCGGCGGCTCTCAGGCTCGCGAGTGCCTGCTCGGTGGTGATGGTGGAGAGGAATTCAATCTCGACTCCGAAGCGGCGGGACATCGTTGGCGTTGTCATGGGTAATATCTGCCATGGTGCCACCTCGCGTCCATGGCTAAGTGGAGTTAGAGAAAAATGACAGAATTGGCATGAGTCGTGGCACCCATAACGCGTGCCATTCATAAGTCTAACAGAATACAACAAGGGGACAAACAAAGACGAAAAATGACATGGACTCATGGTGTCCGGCTGGCAGATGAGGGACGATGAAAGCAAACACGCCATCCCCTGAGATCCCATGAAATCCGAATCCGAGATCCTCGACAAGATCCGCAAGCTGCTCCGTCTGGCCGACCGCTCCCGCGGGGCCACCGAGAACGAAGCCAAGGTCGCATTGACCAAGGCGCAGGAATTGATGACCCGCCACAACATCGACTCGGCGCTGCTCCGCATGGAGCGCGGCGAATCCGGCGGTGGGTCGTTCAAGGTGGACAAGGGAAACCTCGACCTGCCGAAGACCCTCAATCCGGCCGACCTGATGATCCTCTCGCTGCTGCAGGCGCACTTCAACGTGAAGACGATCCTGATGTCCGGCGGCCGCGGCACGGCGGTGGACATTATCGGGGCACCCGCCGACATCGACTTCGCGATCTACGCCTTCAACTACCTGCGCCAGACCTTCTTCCGCTGTTGGAACGAGTTCAAGCGGACCCACGCCAACCCGGACAAGGCGTCCTACTACCGGGGCCTGCGCGACGGCCTGAACGCCGAGCTCAAGGCGGCCAAGGAGCGCACCGAGCAGTCCTACGCCGCCGACCAACGCCAGGCCTACGGACTGGTGGTCGTGGATCAGGAAACGGCGATCACCCGCTACGTCGCCGACCACTACGGCAAGCTCCGCAACCGGAACCAGCGCCGCCGCAATCTCCATTCCGGCAGTTACGCCGCCGGTGAAACCAAAGGCCGGACCATCCAGATCAACCGCCCGCTCCCGTCATGAAAATCAGCCGACAGAAAGACGAAAAACACCATGGACGTGCCCGATCAGACAGGCAGATGGGGGATGCCATGACAACAGCATCCATCCCTAACAGCTACCTGACCGAAGCGGTCCGGAACAGAATCCACGAACTCGAAGCGAACGGCTTCCGTGTCCGGCGCATCCTGCCGGCCGATCCGAAGGCCGGCGTCCATGCCCGCGAGTTCCGCGCCGACTTCGCCAAGCCAACCCGAACCGGACTGCTGGCGTTCAGCGTCCGGATCGACACCGACGGCAACATCACCACCCCATAACCAACACCACCATGAACAAACTGTATTGGATCGTCTGCGACGACAAGGAAACCAACGTCTTCGAAGGCCGCTACCAGGGCCGCACCCGCGGCGAGGCCTTGAAGTTCCTCAAGCAAACCATCGGGCGCAAGACCCTCAACGGACTGGTCTTCACCATCACCGAAATCCCGGTTCCGCTGATCCGCGAGATTGTCGCGGAGATCCTCGCCGGAGGAGACGGCAGCCATGTCACGCCGGTCGCCAACATCGTGCCGATGCCCCGCCCCGAGGCCGAAGCCGGCCCGGGACGCTATGATGCGTTCGCCGATGCGGCTGATGCCGAACCACCGCCCGCGGAGGCTGCCCCGGCGGCAGAGCCAGGACCCCCGAAGTCGAAGGCATCCAAGTCGGCCAAGAAGGTCGGCAATCCCGGCCACGGTGACGACCACTGGTCGCAGGTCCGGGCCTACTGGCTCGAATGCCGCAGCGTGAAGCAGACCGCCGAGCACTTCGGGATTTCGCCCAACTCCATCAAAACCCGCAGCCGCCGGGAGGGCTGGAACAAATGAGCGCCCCCGCATGGAATCCCATCGTCGGCGACGGCGCGACGATCTGCCACTACAGCGACCGGACCGCCTGCACCGTGGTCCGCGTCAGCCCGAGCGGCAAGACCCTCTACCTCCAGCCCGACATCGCCACGCTGGACGGATGGAAGCCCGACATCCTCCCGGGGGGCTTCGCCGGCCACTGCGTGAACAACCACGAGCAGCGCTACACCTACGAGGCTGACCTGACGGCTCCGCTCCACCGCGCCAGCCTCCGCAAGGACGGCCGCTACCGGACCACTAGCGGCGAGAAAGTCGTTCCGGGCCGCCACCACTTCCACGACTACAACTTCTGATGAAGGTCGAAGTCACGCGCCACCGCAAACCTGATGGCTACGCCACGCGCTACTGGTCGGTCGTGGTGAACGGCGAACTGCTCGCCGTCACCCTCTACCGCAAGGGCGCGCTGGCCGTCGCCAGGGCCCTCAACCACTCCAATCCAGATCCCCATGTCACGTTCCTTGAAGATTCTCCCAACCCCGCCGCTACGCCCCGCAAGCCCGCCGCTGGCGTGGCGTCCTACCGGACCCGATGACCTCTGCGGCCCCGCCGCCACCGTCGCCGCCCGCCTCGTCGCCAAGGCCAAGAAGCTCCACGACGATCCCGCGGTTCCCGTGAAGATCCTGCTCTACGGCCCGCCGGGTGTCGGCAAGACCAGCATCGCCGACATGGTGGCAGACACGCTGGCCGGCACCCGCTTCGCCGTCGAGGAGTTCAACGGCAAGCTCGTCACCGTCGAAACCGTGAAGCAGTGGATGGGCAACCTCGCCACCTGTTCGCTGTTCGGAGTCTATTCGGTGAAGATCATCAACGAGATGGACCGCTGCACGCGGGACGCGCAGGACCTGCTCCTCAGCTACCTCGACCGCCTGCCACCGGGTCGGGCCGTGATCGGCACCAGCAACCTGCAACTCGACCTGCTCACCGAGCGGTTCCAGACGCGCTTCCAGTCGATCAAGCTCGCGGCTCCGACCACCGAGGAACTCGCAGCCCTGCTTCGAAAACACTGGCCGGTCGATGAAGCCACCTCGCTGCGGATCGCGGTGGGATCCGGCGGATGCGTCCGGGCCGCGCTGGCCGATCTGGAATCCTGGCTGGATGCCGGCGGCTGTTGACAGCGGCTTCCACGGCGATGACCGATGATTCCCCCAAGGCCCGCACGCTCGCCAATGGCATCGAGGTCTGGTGCAGCTTCGACAAGCTCGTGCCGGTGGGCGAGTTGAAGCCCAACCCGCGCAATCCGAACACCCACCCGCAGCGGCAGGTCGAACTGCTCGCCAAGAACATCCGCTACTTCGGTTGGCGACAGACGATCACCGTGTCCAATCTCACCGGCCTGATCGTTTCCGGCCACGGCCGGCTGATGGCGGCGAAGCACCTCGGCGTCGAGGTTGTGCCGGTCGACTACCAGGACTTCGCCAGCGAGAACGACGAACTCGCCGTGCTGGTCGCCGACAACCGCCTGGCGGAACTTTCCTCGGTCGATCTCAACGAACTCGAAAAGATCGCCAGCGAGTGGAAGTCGGCCGACTTCGACACCATCCTCGCCGGCTTCGAGCCCGCCGACCTCGAAGGCCTGCTCAATCCCGGCGGCGATGACGACCAAGAGGATGACGACGACCGGCACGACAAGGAACTCGACAAGAGCGACGTCACGGTCGCCGTCGGCCTCTACCGGTTCCGGATCAGCCAGGACGAGTTCATCGCGTGGTGCGACCGCGTGAAGCAGGACGCCGGTTTCGACAAGGACTCGGTCATTCAGGAAATCCGCAGCCGTCTCGGACTATGAACATCACTCTCGAAGCCATCGACGCCGTCCGGCCCTCGACCTACAACCCGCGGTCGGCGGTTGCGGAACGGCTCGACTTGATCGAACTCTCCCTGCGCAAGCTCGGCTTCATCGCCCCGATCTTCGCCGACTCGGACGGCGAGATCCTGTCCGGCCACCAGCGCCACCTCGTGGCCACGCGGATGGGTGCCACGCACGTCCCGGTGTTCCGGACCAAGGCGCTCGACCTCGACCAGCGCAAGGCGCTCAACATCGTCTTCAACCGGGCGACCAACGACTTCGATTTCAACAGCACGCCCGGCAGGGTCACCAGTGAGCTTCAATCGCTCGACATCCAGTCGCTCGCCTCGGCCATCCCGGACAAGGAGGTCGGCGGCGATGGCTTCCTGCGCTGCCTCAAGCCCGCGGAAGTCTCGGTCAAGGATCTCTGCAAGGTGAACGCGGGGCGCTGGATCCAGTATGCTCGCAACCTCGCCCGCACGCTGCATCGCCACGGCATCCTCATGCCCATCGTCTGCCGCGAGGATCTCACGGTCATCAACGGCATCGGCCGGCTGGAAATGCTCGCCGAGAAGGGCGCCGCGTTCGCGCCGGTCGTGTTCGTCACCGGGGAGGAAGCGGAGTTCGCCCGGGCCATGATGAACCTGCTGTCGATGGATTTCGACATCCACACGCGCTATGCCGACATGCTGCGCTTCAATTCGTTCCGCCGCGCACGCCGCGTGAGGCGCGAACTGGGCAACGGCTTCATCTTCGCCACCCACGGCGCGAAGCCCTGCAAGGACTTCGACATCGGCAAGCCGGCCGACCGCGCCCGTTGGGTTAAGGAGCACGGCACGACCATCCTCGACTTCGGGGCCGGCCACCTGACCGAAACCTTCCTCCTTCGCCAGGCCGGGATCGACTGCACGCCGTTCGAGCCCTACCGGCTGGGACCCGGCGGCATCAACAAGGCGGAGAGTGTGGAACTCGCCCGCGCGTTCCTGGCCGAAGTGGCGGCGGGCAAGGAGTGGACCAGCATTTTCATCGCCAGCGTGCTGAATTCCGTGCCGTTCCGCGAGGACCGCGAGCACATCGCCTGCCTCTGCGCCGCCCTGTGCAAGCCGTTCACCAAGGTCTATGCCTGCGCGTCCTCGGCCGGGGAGTCCGGCTGGCGGCAGGTCAACGGTAAGGCCTTCATGAACGAGAGCAACGCGGGAAACATCGCGTTCCGCCTCGACTACGAACCGGGCATCCGGATCGGCGACTTCCAGGACAAGCCCAAGGTCCAGAAGTATCACACCGTGTCGGAGTTCAAGGACCTCTTCGGCACCTTCTTCCGCTCGGTGGAGGTCGATGACTTTTCCAACAACATCAACGCCGCCTGCTCCGCGGCCCGTCCGGTCGATCCGGCAAGGCTTCGCGCGGCCATTCGGTTCGAGTTCGACCTGCCCTATCCGGACGGCACGCGGATGGATCTCGTGCAATGCGCCATGGACGCCTTCTCGCAACGTCTTCAGATTACCCTATGATCATCCTGCTGGACCTCAACTACACGCTGGTGGCGAACAACCCGGCCCGTGGCACCACGCCCGTCCGGATGGAGAAGCGGCTCGCGGGCGAGCAATACCGCCAGTGGCTGGTCGAGCTCGTGCGGCCGCACACCGTCGTCCTGATCACCGCCCGCCCGGAAAGCTGGATGCCTAGAACGCTCGACCGCATCGAGGAGCAAACCGGCTGGCGTCCCGAGGACGCGTGCTTCGCGCCGCAGGGCTGGTGGAATCCACCGGCAATCAAGGAACACCTGCTCCGGAAGGAAGTGTTCCCGAGCCACGGCGAGGACTCGCGCTACCTCGCGATCGAAAGCAACCCTCGGACCCGCGACATGTATGCCCGGTTCTCGATCCCGTGCTTCTGGGTGACGGAGGAAGGCACCTGCCTGACCGAAGGCACGCGGATCGTCAAACGGCTGCCGCGTTGACATCCACCACGCGGGCATGAGTGAAGCCCAACGCGACGAGGTGGTTCCACGCGGTGCCTGGCAGTTCGACCAGGAGGTGACCGCTGTCTTCGACGACATGCTCCAGCGGAGCATCCCGCAGTATAACGCGATGCGGATGGTGACCTTCGAGGTCGGCCGGCGCTTCGTGCAACCCGGCACCGCCATCATCGACATGGGATGCTCCCGCGGCCAGGCGCTGCTGCCGTTCGTCTCCACCTTCGGAGCCGCCAACGATTACATCGGCCTTGAAATCAGTGATCCGATGATCGAGGCCGCGCGTCAGAACTTCAGCTACCACCCGCACGGCAAGCGCGTCAGCATCCGCTCTGCCGATCTCCGCCACGAGTTCCCCGGTGTGACCTCCAGCCTCGTGCTCTCGGTGCTCACGCTCCAGTTCACCCCCATCGAATACCGCCAGCAAATTATCCGCCGGGTGTTCGAGTCGCTGGCGCCGGGCGGGGCCTTCATCCTGGTGGAGAAAATTCTCGGTGCCACCTCCCGGCTCGACGAGGCGTTCGTGGAACTCTTCCTCCAGATCAAGCGGGAGAACGGCTATTCGGACAGTCAGATCGACCGCAAGCGGATGTCGCTGGAAGGCGTGCTGGTTCCGGTCACCGCCCGCTGGAACGAGGAGTTGCTCCGCGAAGAAGGTTTTTCCTCGGTCGATTGCTTCTGGCGGCATCTGAACTTCGCCGGGTGGGTGGCCGTGAAGCCATGAGTTCGGCCCGGCTCCATGATGACGGGCGGCCGTCCCTGAATCCGGATGTCGCCGAGAAGATCCTCGACGCCGACTTCCAGAACATCGTCAAGAAGGTCGCCGCCGGAAAGCCGCTCACCGTCGCCGAGCGGACCCGCATCGAATCCCGGGCGGCCGGCAGCGTCGAAACGCTGGCCTATGCCAAGACCCTGGTGGAATTGGCGGCGGTTCTGGGGGTAACGCGCCGGACGCTCACCACCTGGCAGAAGATGGAGGGCGCTCCCAAGCCGCTGTCCAACGGGCTCTGGCCGGTGGCCGACTGGCGCGAGTTCGTCCGGCTCCGCGGCTTGAAGGCGGGCAAGGTGCCGGCCGGCAACGAGGAGGCGCTGAAAGCCCGCAAGCTGCTGGCCGAAGTCGAGGAACGGGAGCTGCGCATCGCGGTGAAGAAGGGCGAGTACGTCCCGCTCACCAAGGTCCGCGAGGAATGGATCGGCCTGGTCGCCCAGGCGACTTCCATCTTGCGGGCGAAGTTCGAGAACGAGTTGCCGCCGGTGCTGTCCGGTCTCGATGCCACCGGCATCCAGCGGGAATGCCGCCGCGCCATCGACGAGGTCCTGCTTTGCCTCCACGAAGGCTGACGGGCGTTGACGTTTTCAGCAAGGGCATGAAAGCCCTGAAGGAGATCTGGCGCGAGGCCTGGCAGCCGCCCGACCGGCGGCCGGCTTGGGAGTGGTGCGAGGACCACATCGAGGGCATCCCGTATTCACCGAACCCGGGACGCTTCCGTTCGGAAAACTCGCCGTGGATCCGCGAGGTGATGGAAGCGCTGGTCGATCCGCGCATCCGCCTGGTCT